TCATCAACATGCCTCCATAGCAGTAGGGCTAAGAGCATCTTGCTCTGAATGTGGATCGTCAATAATCAATAGATCCGCACCACGACCCGTAATCGCTCCTCCGACACCTGCGGCAAAGTATTCGCCACCTTTATCAGTTTCCCAACGACCAGCCGATTTAGAGTCTGCTTGTAAATTAACCTTTGGAAATATCTGTCTGTATTCGTCCGTATCCATCATATTACGGACCTTACGACCAAATCGTACAGCTAGCTCTCCAGTATGCGTTGTTTGCATAATTTTACGCTTTGGCTGTTTGCCCATAATCCAAGCAGGGAAGTAGGTAGAACAGAACTCAGACTTCGTATGTCTAGGCGGCATATTGATGATAAGTCTGTTGCACTTACCATTAGCAACGTCCTCTAGCTTTTGTGCAAATATTTTATGATGACGACCACAAATAAACTCGGGCCACATATGATTGATAAAGTCTAAGAATTTTTCTTGGCAACCACTTTGTTTTTTAAGTAACTGAAGTCGCTCTTGCAGAACTAAGGTTTCTTTGATCTCTTGATCGGAAAGGTGAGCTAGATTCATAAGTTAGCTAACATATTTTCTATACTGACAGGACCACCATCTTTAAATGCGTCTACGCCTTTGTCCTTCACTAGATCTCTTATTTGGTCATCAATCTTAACGTAGGTGCCATCAAGATCAGCGTCTACATCATCAAACTTTCTAACGTATTTTTTGGGATCTTCGCCCAACTCTTTGATAATTTTTGCTATTTCATTTTCAGCTTCTTTGTAGGTGGTTTGCAATATGTCATATTGACTACCCCCCTCTTTTCCAAGCCTTTTAGTAGCTGAATCTAGGTACATGCCATCCTTACCTTCTGTAACTGCTCTCAAGAAGTTAGACCTTATAGGGAACTTAGTGACATCACTTCTAGCTCCTTTAGCGTAAGGATCTATTGCATAACCTTTGAGTAGATCAGGATTAATCTTAGTGGCTTTTTTAAGTATGAATAATCCATTACCAATATCAAAAGTTTGTTCTGTATTGTTTACCATTTTATTAAAATAGTTCAAAGCTCTTTCTTCTGGGGTTCCGGGTCCATACTTTTGTCTTATTGGTCCTGTATCTCCACCTTTTAGGCGTTCAAGGTCGTAAAATATTTCATCTATACTTTTATCAAGTGATTCAGTAAACGGTCTACCTGTAGCTTGTTCTAAATCTGCTTTCGTTAAAGTAAATCCATCAAAGCTATTAAATACTCCAACAGGAACAAGATCAGATATTTGTTTATCTATATCTGCTAGTTCTGCATCTATTTTTAAATAAGAGGGCGATCCAGGTGTTAAACCAGATTCTTTGAGTTCATTTTGTATTTTAAATTTATCTTGAGCTAACTTATTAACTTTAGGTACGGTCTGGTTGTACTCATTCAAACTTTTCTTTAAAGCGGCTACTTTTTTAGAATCTACGTAAGGTGTTATTGGGAAGTCTGCTTGTGCTTTCTTAACAATAGGAATTAAATTTTCAAAAAATTCTGTTTTTAAAAGACGTGGGACAGCCTCTACTATATCTTCATCATCATCTGCTACTCTTTTATATAATTTACCAACAGGAGTTTTATCGTCTAAAATATCTTTAAAAAATTTATCTCTAAGCTTAGATGCAGATAAATCTGGGGCTTCTCTTACAGTTGCTATAACTGCTTCTTCAATAAAATCTCCTGCATCTTCATAAGCTACGGAGTCAAAAATATTTTTTGTAGTTGCATCAGATTTAATTGAATAAAGTTGATTTTGTTTATTTTTTGAAGCTAACTCACCAAGTTCTTCTGCGTAATCAGATTGGATTCTTGCTACGTTTAATAAACTATTGCCACCTACAAAATCTCTTACTTTATCTATAGAATCTAAATCAACATTGTCTGTAGCTCGCAAATCTAAATCAGCGATACTGTCAAAAACAAAATTATCTTTATGTTCATCAAAACTGCTGTAATGATCGAACCTGCTTTTTCTATCTAAATCTCTTACGTGGTAAGTATTTTCTTTAACTGCTGAAGTACCACTTGTATCTATTTGCCCTGCAAATTGGTTTTCATTTATACGCCTTCTGCTTAATGCACCTTGTTGATTGGATTTAATATAGTTAGCTAATCTTTGTCGGGTAATCTTGCCTTGAGGGTTCCTTATCTCAAGCTCACTCATCAACTTAGGATGTATTTCACCCGTCTCATCAATTAAGTTAAGCAATCTCATTTCACCTTCTGGCACTCCACTTTTTTTAATCGCGTTGATAAACGCTTGTGCTTTACCTTGATTCGGTAGTTTTTTGCTTGTATTTACAAACTTAGCGGCCTTTGAGGTTAATCCTTTGTTTACTAAATCAGGTGATGCCCTTTCAATAGCTTTGTTATCAAACATAGTGCCTGGGTACATCTGTTCATCTAATGATAACGGTTTGAACTCTTCAACCTTCGGTATAGGTACATCCTTCGTAGCCTCCTCTACAACCTTGGTAGGTTCTAGATCTGGTAGCAGTTTAATTTCTTCTGTAGGGGCTGCCTTTACAGCTCTGGCACCTCTAAAGAATCTAAAGATAGGTATCAAGCTAGCAGCGGCTAACGCCGATAAACCGTAATTACCCAAGGCTCCAAGGAACTCGTCTTCCTCTAAGCTTTCAGATCCTCTTTGTGCAAACTCTCCAACTTCGTAGACTGCCAACGCATCTCCTACGCCAGGAGATACGCTAATCGCCAACTGATCTACTATCGGCAGTTCTTCAAACTCACGATACGCTTCACGAATGTTACCTTCGGAAGCTGCCGTCTTTAGTTTCTCAAGTACCTCTGCTCTAGTCGCCATCTATTTGTTTACGTATTTTTTCTTCTTCAATAGATAATCTGTTGAATTTTTTTCTAGCTCTATCCATCAACTTACCACCTTGAGGTTCATTTGCATTTAATTCAGCTTCACCTCTGCGATAATCTGTTACGGCTTGATTCTTTTGTTTTTTAATAGTACCTAGTCTTTCAGTTAGCTTTCTTAATTTATTTGCAGATATGGCAACCTTACCTACGGGACCGGTAGTAAGGGATGCGTAGTCTACAGGATTGAAAGGATCAAAGATAATGTCGGTTACATCTTTGATATTTAAAGGTTCTCTAGGTTCAGTAAAATCTACAGGTTCTGTAGCTTTACCAAGAGGTTCAGGTTTATCTAGTTTTTTTTTTCTAAATCAGCAAGTATGTCGTCAAGAGATTCAGATTGTGGGAAGAACATTTGTTCTTGTTGCATAAGGTTCCTGTTAGTAACAGGTCCAGCTCTTTCCATTATATCTTCAAAACTAAGAACACCCATACCATAAAGCTCTGCATCTCTATTTGATACGGTTCTTCCTGTTTCTCCTAAAAACTCTCTTATACTTTGAGCTTTTCTTTCTGCTGGAGATATACCTTCTCTAGCACCTTGGTCTGCAATAATTCTATTTATATCAACGCCTTCACCTTCTGCGAACCCTGGTCGCATCATAGGGAACCGTTCTCTAGGCATATCCTCTGGCATAGGCATAGGAAGGGGTGCGCGAGGTAATGGGGGTGACATCCGTTCCCTCGCACGTTGATCTTCAAATCTTTCCATAAATTGAGGCAGCCTTGCAAAGATGTTTCCGAGTCCGCCGCCAAAAAACCTTGGGGTGGGTCTACGTGACGGCATCCTCTCGGGAATAATTCTTCTAGGTCTTCTTGGTAAATTAATTGGCCTTCTTTGCGGAAAACGTCCAAGTCCAGATCCAGGCATAAACTCATTTACTGGCAAAGCACCCATACCAGAGCGAGGTAATCGCCTTATATTAGTAAAACCACTAGGCATAGAGCGAGGAGGCATTTGTGGAGACATAGGAGGTTGCATTTGGTTTTGCATACCTCTTACTCTGCTTTTTAAGTCTCTAAAGAATCCCATCAGAAAATAATATATTAATTAGATTGTAAAACCAAGTGCGCCTTCACCCATACCGAACATCTCTTCGGCCATCTCTAGTTCTTCTAGAGTCATACCGATCTCATTTAGGAACTGTTCTATCTGTTCAGGGGTAGCACCTTCAGCCTCCATTTGTTCTACAATTTTTATAATTTGCATGAGGGCTTGTTTAGCTTCGTTCTTTTCTTCTTCGCTAAGACTATTGAGTTGTGCCTGTAATTGCTCTGGTAAAGCAGGGGCCGCCGGAGTCCCTTGCATCATTTGTTGATCTTGGGGCATCTGTTGGTCTGGCATCATGACTGGTGCCACTTCCATATTCATTACATCTTCTTCCATAGCTATATCCTACGTATTTGTTTGGAGATATTACTTTGAATCGGATTGTAACACCAGACAAAGTGAAATGTAAAAAAAATGATTTTTGTTTGTGTGAGATCTTGTCCTTGTGTGTGTCCCTACCGCGTAGCGCCGATTTGCCCCTCCCCCCGTCCCGCAGCCCGATACCCGATCCGAAAATGCCAAAAAAATAGAGTCCCATAAAAAAAGGGAGCTAATGCTCCCTTCTTTCTTTGGTTAATCTTACGAGTCCAACGGCGGTACTAATGTCATGCCGAGGTTCTCAGGCGTTGCCTGTCCAAGTAAGTCGTTCATCTCAGCGTTGATTCCGCCTTGTGCGATTACGTGTACTCCATTAATGATTAGGCTTTGGCAACTTGTTTCAATCGCTTTGCCTATAACTGCGGTTCCAGTTTCATCATATAACAATATCTCTATTTTCATTTTGACCTCCTAAAAGTCGTGTATTAATAAATAAAATTAAAGTATGCAGTCTTTTTCAAATCTACCTTTACAGTAGATAACAGTCTAAGCTGACCCCAGCCTCCACCTTCCGAACCAAGGTTGCGTTTCTTCTTGTTACACTTCACTCGACAATAACCTTGAACGTTATTGCCTCTCACTTCAGACCTTTCTAACTTGTAGAGAGTCTTAAGCACGCAATACTTATCTATAGTTTTTCTTGCTTTACTTGTGAAAGGGCTAACCGCACACTTTATTTCCATATGCGTATACTAAACTATTGGATACACTTTGTATACTATTATTTCATCTTTTTTTCACTCCACATCTTTGGTGTGTTAAACCTGCCCTGGCAAGCTGGCAAACTGCCTGCTGTCCCTGGCTGGTAGATCTGTCCTTGTGTAAGAGTACTCTGCTGGCTAGCAGGCCCGAACCCGAGATTGTTACTCATCCCCGATCCCGACCGGCCATTAGGAATACCAGCAGGTACAAAACTATTGCTACTTCAAGCATCCGTACATCTCTTCCCAGTAATCATCAATATAATCAAAGTCCGATATGATTAGCTTGCAAGAGTCTCCACCCCAGTAGCCTTGGATCTCCTCATGATACGTGTCCAGGTAAACGTTAGGACCGCCTCCAGCTAACATGATCCGGACACCCAGATAGGTCCCGTCTCCGTCAACCGTATATTTTATATCGTACGCTTCATACGGCGGATCACCAATTCCGTCAGGATCATAAAACATCATCTTACCGTCACAAACTGCTACGGCATATCTCCTGCACAAGTCGCGCAATTCTTTTTCTGTTTCTCTCAGCTCATCGCTCATAGTACTGCCCCCCATTGATTGGCCATAGCTTCCGCCAGACCTTTATGAAACTTAGATCTAACCTTCCAGCGATCCGGCCCTGGGCTGGCATGATGTATATCATTCCTAGCCGTTTCTCTTGTCAGGCTTCCTGTCTTGACGAGCTTTGGTAAGTTCTTCAACCAAAGACAAGTGCGCTTTGTAACGTTGTCCTCTGCCTCAACAGATTCGGCAAACTCATACGGTTGTACACTTTGCGCAAACGGTTCAAAGTTTTGGATCCTGGCTTTAGCGTGCTTGTGCATAACTGGGTTCTCAATAGCTATCCGGGGAACGTCAGCGTTCCAGAGATCTGAAAAAAGGGACGCACCTTCGTCCAGCTCTTGCCACATCTCTTCGAGAGTTTTACCGGGAGGTGCTTTGTGCAACCAACGCACCCCACTATTGCACAACCTGGTGCAAGGTGGATGGGCTACCATAAGCAGGTCCCAAGCTTCCATTCTAAGAACGTTACGCACATCATCCTGGATGTGTCGGTTAGTCTGATCGTCAGCCGGCAATATATCGCAGGACCAAACATCATGACCTTTATCTAGAAAGGCGTTTCTAACGGTACCGCTAGTTTCACACCCTATCAATATTTTCATTATTCTCTCCTATAAGTTAATGAACTTTAATAATAACCATCTGGATACATCTTGTCAACTCTTTATTTATATTTATTTCCGGGACCGTCAGCTCCTGGACGCCCAGACTTGTGTTACCGTTGTGTATTCTTCCCCCTCGCCAGAGGCAAAAACCCCCATCCCAGCCCCCGATTTAGATCCCCGACTGGGTTTACCAGGCGAAGTAGATCTACCTGCCGTCCCCTGGACGGAGATCTCCTGGTTGTGTAATTGTGTCTCTTGCTTGTGTTGTCTCAACCCACACTCACATCCAAACCCCGATCCCGAACTCCCGACATAAAAAAGCCCGAACTAAGTCGGGCTAATTTATTAAAGTATGTAGTCAGGCTCTATAGTATTATCTCTCGCCGACCTGACTACACAAAACTAATTTAATTTCATAAGGCAACCTCCTTCTCCAAGTGTTCAAACATTTCATCAACTGTCTCCACACCAACTTGAGCGATCAGGATAGAATCCATAAGAATAGGTAGTAATGAGTATTTGTTTTCTGCTTTCAAACGAAGACCATTCTCATCATGAGTTCTGTACCGATAGGTAGTCTCCTCAGATAACTTCCAATACTCAGAGGGGTTGTCCTCGTTGTATGTAGCGATCTGCCTACGAACTACATCTTCCAAATCGCTTGCCTTCTTTTGTAGCTTATCTCGTTCCTCAATATTCTTTTGGATTTCTTTGAAACCTTTAGACTTTGACAACTCTTGTGTTTTCAAGACTAACTTTTCTTCCATCCTCTTGATGAACTTAGAGGCGATTGCCTCTCTTTCTGCTTTATTGGTTTTCATATTTACCCTCCTAATAGGTATTTGTTAATGAACCTTTATTATAACTATTTGGTTACACTTTGTATACCTTTTTAGATAAGTAATTTAGGGCTTGACCAGACCTTCCAGCTCGCTTCCTGCCGTCCCCCGTCCAGCTCTGGTGTGTTATTATGTGTTATGCACCAAGCATTACAAACCTTCCCCCGACCCCGAAAAGAAAGCCCCGACCCGACCCGAATACTACCTGCCTCCAGCTCCGTCCAGAGCTTCCAGGGGGGGGTAAATCATTTGTGTTATGTGTTATTCCAACCCGAACCCGATAACCGTCTGGCCTATTAGCTAATCCCGACCCCGACCCGATTTATGCCTTGCTTTTATATGGGAGAGAGGCCGAGAGAGAGGGCAGATGCGA